TTTCATTTAGACAACGGGACCGCTCTGGCAATCCGCCGGAGATGATAAAATCAAATATGTCCGTGGTCCTCTGCGAGTCTGGAATAATGACTTTTTTTGTGGAGGAGTGCCACGGACTTGCTATTTCAGAACAATTTCTTTAATCCCATCAGATTTCTCGTCCAGATAGAACAGATGACTGATTCTCGAATCGGGGTGAAGGACATTGTATTCCGCAAGGCGAGCCAGCTCTTTACCTGAGATGACGGCGCCTGAAGCGTCCAGGATGAAGGAATCTTTGACGACTCCTTTACCTATGGCTTTATTCACTGCTCGGCTGATGGCTTTAGCGAATGTGTCGCACTTCGGATGCTGTTTTTTCGTCGCCTTGAGCTCGACGTCCAACCCCATTTCAGTCCAGTGGAAATCGTTGGTGGGCATATGGGACGCGCTGTCATCCTTTGGTATCCATTCGAAACGCTGTCCGAATGAGACGAATCGTTCCATGAACGTGATCTCATGCATTTCGAGAACGTCCCAATCAAGGGGGATTCCCAATGTCTTTTGCCGCTTGTCCCACGCTTTCTTGCTGACCGATTTCTCGCCGCGCATGCCGGTAAATGCTTTTTCGATAGAGAATGCGGCGCGCTTTTTCTTTGGTTCCGCCCCGTCTGTGAGCTCTCTCGAATACATGTGGCGCATCCATTGGGTGACTATGCGCGAATCGGTGGTTCCGGTACGTTTCACCGCCGTCTCGTACATTTGCAGATACCTGGCAGGGTCGTACCTCTTGATGTTGGTTCTTCCCCAACTGGGGATAATCATGCAGTCACAATCATTGTGGTATTTTTCGTCTTCCCCGCCTGCTGACTTCTCCGTGGAGTAGGCGAATCCGCGGGAAGCGAGCATGACGCAGAACGCGCACGTCTTTGCGCCGGAAGGCACCCGTGCGTAACGGGGTCGAGTGGGGTCGGCCACGGCGGAGTTCTCAATGGTCAATCGTGCGGTATTGCGCACGATCTGACCTGCGAGGGTCTTCAGTCCTTTCGAGTCGAGATGACGAACTCCCAGATTCCACATGTCATCGATATTCAGGCCCGCCTTGTTGTGGCCGGAACGTATAGAGTCATAGGTGTAGCCCGGATGATCGGTATTGTTGACTCCGCCGAACTGTTTCCATGCCGCTTCGTCGGAATCCACGGATACGCCGGAGAACGCCGGCATGTCAACGTCGGCGAGCGCGTCCCATAGGTCGCGGACATTCGCATAGTAACGATTGGCAAGTTCGGTGGTTCTCTGCGCGTAATCCGCGTAACTGTTGCGAAGGAGCGTCAAATCATTGCCGTATTCCTCGATGATTTCCTCCGCGGCCGTCTCCGCTTGTTTGCGTAGGTCGAACAGGTTGTCGAGATAATCGTCGCGGAGGTCATTGAGTCCGAGTTCGAGTGCTTTGGCTGTTTCCGGAGGCAGATTCAGATTGTCCAGAAACATCTGTACCTCCATTCGTCAATGAATCGATGTATTTGCGTGCCTGAGCTCGGCGGGCTTCACCGCGTAGGATGCTGCGCTGCTGGTCGGTCAGGTCGAGCATGTCGTAGGTGACCTCGCTGTCCGCGGGCAGGATGTTGCCTTGCACGAGTTTCAATGCGAGATCCGCTGCGGCGGCCTTGGATGGCGTGCTTGGATTGCGCCACATGGGTTGCACGGTTTTCACGTCGCCATCACCGGCGAGGATCTGCGCGCGTTCGATAATTCGACGCCACGGGTGCCCGAACCATGTGTGGCAGCTCTCCGCCAGCAGGCATAATTCCTTGCTTGCCTTGTCGATGGCCTCCGCGCTGGAGGGGTTGTCGGTGAGCACGCCCATCGCATCCGGTGGAAGGCTCGTGGCCGAGGCGAACATGGTGGCCGTCTGGCGCAATTGGGCGAGATGCGGTTCGAAGCTTGCCTGCTGGAACTGGCCCACGACCGGGTTCTGGCCGGTCTGCGGATTGGATGGCAGGGAAAGCACCTGGTCGAGCATGATCTGCCATTTCGGCACCAGATTGCCGTCGTCATCGGTGAACATGTCCTCGGTAACCCCGAGGAAATAGCGTGCCGGGACGGAATACAGTTCAGCCTGGATCTCGGAGCGCAGGAACGTGCGCACCGCCGAATCCGTCAAGCTCATCACCGTGCGGTCGATGCGCGAACGACCGAACGGGCGCTTGCTGTCGGGCCGGTAGGCGAACAGTTCGCAGGGGATGCGCTGCTGGTCGTTCGGTTCGCGATGCCCGACCTTCCAGCCCGCTCCAACCGGGTCGATGGTGATGGTCTGCCCGTAGTGCATCAGGTAGATGCCGGTGATTTCATCGCATTCATCGTCGGTGTCGAACAGGAGCGCGCTTTTCAAACGGTTGCGTCGCTTGTCCCATTCTCCGGTGGCCACGTCGGCGGTGAACTCCTGGATGATCACCTCCGGCTCGCCCTTCGACGTGTCGCCGGAGAGCACGGCCACGAAACTGCAGGAGTGGACGAACGCGTCCGTGTGCACGCTCTGCGCGAGCTGCACGAGATCGCTCTCATCCATCAGATCGGAAACCGAAGACGGCAGCTCGCCGCCATCAGCCGGCAGGAGGCCGTCGAGTCTCACACGGTTGGCGAGGCCTTCGATGGCCTTGGCCGGCCAGCCGACCACGATATCGATGTCCTTGGCGATGGGAGGCAGCGAATAACCAATATCATGCAACTCGTTGCGCCCGTTATAGTACTTGGAACGCAGCCGGTTGCGCCTGCGCTTCTTCAGCAAGCGTCGCAGCAGCTTGCGGTAAAGCTCCTGCTCGCTGTTGGTCAGGCCGCTGATGGTGTTTGGGAAACTGATCATGACAGTCGAATCATCCTTTGCTTCTGTCCGGGCCTGCGTTTCGAGGTCATCGCCCCATGCAGGGCCAAGGTGACGGCGACCAGCGGGCTGATGTCAACATCCGAGCCGAGCTTGTTCCAGCCCATCGCTCCGGATTGGCCGATGTTGCGCAACGCGCACCCGCCTACGGCCACATCCAACGGGGCCTGTTCGAGATGAGCGAGTCTGCGGTCTCTGATCATGTCCTGGAAACGGCCCACGGCCTGCCCCATGTCGGTCGGGCCGGTGAGCGTCACGTTCACGCCGCGACGCTTCAGATCGGGCACCAATACGGTGGCCGGGGATTGTGCGTCGATGACCACCGCGGCCATGCGCGGCCAGCGTTGCGCGATCCAATCAACGGCCCATGCGACCCCGTATTGCTTCGTATCGCGGAACATGGCGAGTTCGATGTGCGCGTTGCCATCCTCCCATGCGCGGCATGCGCCGATGGCGAGGCTCGTGCGGTCGGGCGGCATGTCCACGCCTATCGCGTTCCAACCGCCGGGCTGGCGTTCCTCCACTATTCCCGCTCGCCATGCGTCCGCGTCTATCGCGGAACGGAACGTGGATTCATCCCAGATGCCGAGGCATTCACGGCGGAAGTCATCCTCCGCAAGCTCCTCGTACAGGTTCAATATGCTTTCATCGCTCGTATGCAGCGGATATGAGGGATTGGCCTTCATCCATTGGCTGCGGTCGAGCGGGTCGGTGCCACGGTCGGCGGAGAATTCGACGTACAGGGTGCGTTTCGACCGTCTGGCCAACGCGTTGGCGCGGTGGCGTGCGAACACGTCGCCCTGCTGCGTGGGCCCCGGTGGAGTGCCCATATACCAGGTCTGCGGATTGTCGGCACGGTTCTGGGTAGGCAGCACTGAGGCCAGGGCTGCATCGGACAGGTGCTGCGCCTCATCCAGGATGAGCAGACCCACCTTCTTGAAACCACGGATGGCTCCGTTCTCACGTGCTTTGAACGCTATGCGCGAACCATTGCGGAAGTAGATGGCCTCCTTGCCCGCTGCGGAATGTATGCCGTGGTCGGGGTCGATGAACGGCTCCATCTCCTCCATGAGCGCGATATCGCGCATGCTTTGGAACGTGTCCTGAGTGACGCTGAAGTGGTGAGTGGTCCATATGGCCGTGAACCGTGGATTGCGGATGCAACGGTGGAAGGGCACGAAGCCGACGTCGAACGTCTTGCCCGTCTGGCGGGGAATGCTCATATCGACGTTGCGAGCCGCCCACAGGCCGTCCGAACGTTTGGCCAAGGCGATCCGGTTGACGGCCCGCTGCCAGGGGTCGAGCGTGAAACCCAACGCCTCCACGAACGCGTTCAGCGAGGGCTCGCTGGTGGCGGTCATCCCCTCGGGGATGATGAGCTCACTCGCCCCCGGAACCAGCATCGATGGGCTGGTCTCCGATTCCGAACGCCTGCACAACTGGATTCTCCTTCGCATGCTCGCGTGAATCGATGGCCGCGATCTCCGCGGTGATGTCCGACAACCGCTTTGACAATGACGCCAGATCGCGTGCGGGAACCCCTTCGTCCAACGCGGCGGCGATCTTGTTGCGCAACGCGACCAGTAGTCTGCGCCTGTCGTTGGAACGGGCCGCGTTATAGACGGTCGAGGTCCTCCGCTCGGCAGGCTTCGTCATTGGTCATGCTCCGTTTCCCATGTGGAAAAACAACCGTGTAAAAAAAGGCCCTGCACCTGAGGAGGCCGTTGCCGGAGGTGGCCAGGGTATACCCCCCTAGGGTTTGCTACCAGTCACTGGTCCTGAAGTCCATCGTGGTTGGTTTGGTCGGCATGGTGCCGTGATGCTTGTTGAGCGTTCTTGCGATTTCGTTGCGTGCCCATTCGACGCTGTGGTTGCTGCGTATGCGGTTGCACCATCGGTGTGCGAGGTAGCAGTTGGTGAACTGGTATGGGCTGCCGCCTTTGGATACCGGGATGAGCTCGTCCACTTCGGGGGAGCCGGGCAATCCTGCGGGGAGTGTCTTGTCCACTGGCCTACCGCATAGATGGCATGTATTGTAGGCGGCGAGCACTCGGGCTATGATCTGCCTGCGCCGGTGGCCGTTGGTCTTTCGCGGGTTGCTGCGATGCGTGCTCATGTGTCATCGCCTCCCGGATATGAGTAAGCCCCGCACTATGGCGGGGCTTGGATGGACTTAGATGTTGGGGTTGGCCGCCCGCTTCCTGCGAGCTTCCTGTCTGCGTCTTATGGCGGCAGGCATCTGGTACACGTAGTTGAGGAATGTGGCAAGGAATCCGAGCATGTCATCGGCATCCTCTTCGCTGACGGGTTCAGTGAAGTCGCCGTGTGCCATCTCGTTGCCGAGGTAACGGATCTCGTGTGCCTCCTGCTGTATCTGCGGGCTGATGACACCGTTGTCGGCGAGCGCGTCGATTTTGGACGCGAGGGTTCCGTTCGTGACGTTCTTGTCTTTCGCGCTGGCTTCGAGTACGCTGCGGGCCATGAGTATGGCGGCACGGTAGGAGCGGATGCTGAAACATGCGTATGCTTCGGAGGCCGCGTCTGCGATATGCTGTGGCACTTCCTTGAACTCCCTTCCAAGTGACAGGGCCGGATACCACGTGACTTGTGAGTCCTCATCGTCGAAGTAGTGGGCGACCACTTGTTGTATGGCTTTTTTCTTATCGCCTCTTGACGCTTCCAATGAAGAGTCCTGATATTTCGTGGCGTCTTCCAAGGCCGGCCAGGGAGCTCTTGCCGTTGAAGCTACGGATGAATAACCACATGCGTCACACTTGAACCAAGCGAACCATAGTATCGGTGTCTCAGTGACTGTTTTGAAAGCCACGGGCGAATAGGGAGCGCCAATACGTGTCATATGGGATTGATTGCCGCAATGCCAGCAGATTCGAGATGCCATACTGGCATTGTAATTGGTGGCTTGGGCGGTATTCGAAGCCGCGAACCAGTGGCAGTGTTTACTGGTTATAACGTCTCGCGACGTTATCCTTTAGTCCTCTCAGGCACGCAAGCCGTAGGGCTTCGAGGCGGATTCGAACCGCCGACCGATAGGAACGCATCGTATCGCTCTGACCAACTGAGCTACCGAAGCCATTGGCGGGCCGACTGGCACCGGCGCTTTGGACGCCGCCGGCGGAGTACTCTCAGCCCATGCAATGTGGGCAGATACGCGAAAACCCAGCCACGTGAGCTGGGTTTTTCGACACTTCTGCCGTTTCAACTATCGTGGACAAACGGTTGTTTGTCAAGTCCGATCCATGAGGTTATTGGACATCAGACTGTTACGCAATTCGAGGGAGGCTTGTACAGCCTCCCTCCGGCTTTTGTAATATCCGCCATAGTGAACTCGGCCATTATGTCCTACCTGCACAGACCAGCAACCGAACTCCGGCCTCCAGCTCACTCCTCTCGCATGTGAATAGTTTCCTTTCGCGTATCCGAAACGGTTCTCGCTGTTTTGCTGGCTGGTAACCAGTTGGAGATGTTCGGCGTTGACGCATGACGTGTTATGGCACTTGTGATCCACGAGAAGTTCCGGGTCACATGAACCATGGGACATGGCGTAGGCCACGCGATGGGCGAAGTAGGTTCGTCCCTTCAAACCGAACCGTCCGTATCCCCTTGAATTCTTCGCGCCGGTCCACTCGACGCAGCCGTTGTCAAGCGGCTTGGTCTTGGCTCGGAATCGTTGAATGTCATCCGGTTCCAAAGCCGGTATCGGCATCGCCGTCATGATTCGTCCTTTCCACTGATGATTTTCCGATAGACGCTGCTGTACGCGATTCCCTGCGGCGTAACGTCGAGCTTGCCCCGCGCCGCCCAATGGCTGACGGTGTTGCGCTTGAGCGTGATCCCCGCGTCCGTGAACGCCTTGGCTATCTGCGCCGCCGAACCCCGCCTGGAATCATCCCAACACAACGTCTTGAGCCTACGCAGTTTGACCATCTGCGCTCGCTGTTCGCGCCCGCATACGGGACACGTGACCCACTGGTCGGCCGGGCCTGCGGTGAGCATGGTATTGCACAGTTCGCAGGTGCCGATCTCCCGGCGTTGTTCGGGCGGGTCCAATGCGAGGTCGACCTTGCGGGCAAGGTTGTTGATGATGTGCATGTAGAGGCCTGCGTCGGGGAATGCGGCGAGTTTGGGGTGGCCGGCGCATGCGATGAGCGTGGCCTCGAGGTCCTCCATGCGTGGATCCTTGTGCCAGTCCAAGGCATCGATGACATCCAAGCAACGCCACAGTTCGCGCGCCGTCGCATCGAGCATGTCCAGCAGGTCGAGCACGTCAAGCCTGATAGGAGTCGGGGGAGTGGCCGTCTGGATCCTGACGGGCGCGTGCCCGCCCGGATGCAGAGTCGCGTCCAACGAGTCGTGCAGTGGCGTGATGTCTCGCGCGAGTCGCAGGAGCGTGCCGGCGAAGCGCAGCTCGCACGCCGTGCACAGCGCGTACCCGTTTTCGATTATGGTGTTGCAGTTCTGGCAGTTCACGAAACCCCTCCACATCGGCTAAACTGGTTGCTTGCTGACATGCCCTCCGCCTCGTGTGGAGGGTTTCGTTTTTATCTGGTATTCCAGTTCATTCCTCGAACAGCGGCGGTTCGATGAACTCGACCTTGCATGGCGGTTTCAGCCGACCGTCGCCCTCGCGGATGATCGCGCGCACCTCCTCCAACGGCAGACCCAATTGACGGGCCGTATCCGTCGCGCCGTAGCCGCGCCCGTGCCATGCGAGCACCTTGTCGCGTATCGCCTGACTCGTCACTTCGCAACACCTCCCGTGTGCTGGTCAATCAAATCGCATGACATGGCATCGATGCGCTCGCCGGTCTTGGCTTCGATGCACAGGCGGCGCACATCGCCGGTGGTTTCGACTTTCTGGACGATGGTCTGTTCCGGCGCCACGTTCGTTGCCGCATAGGCGGTGAGGCCGATGACGGCCAGCACCATCGCGACGATGACGGCGAGGGCGATGGTGAAGACGAGCCCGATGGTGGATTCCACCGACCAGCTTCCGCGCTTCATCGCGTGCCTCCGAGCACGCTAATGTAAAAATCGGTGGTGATTAATGTAATTTCTTTCATCTTGTCTCCTTGAGCACGTTGATGGAGCGGAAGAGTTCGGTGTTGAGTGTGGGGTTGCCGTTGGCGTCCGGTTTGATGACGGCGGTGAGTTGGTCTTGTGTCCAGATTCGTGCCGTGTGGCTCATGCGGGTCTCCTTCGTGGGGTGCAGTGCTCGTGTACCGGTTGGTCGTCCTCCATCCATTGGTCTTGGTTGTTGAGCCAGTGTTTGACGCATCGGGTGTGATTGTCGGGCACGGGCTTGCGGCACAGGATGCAACGTGGCTTCATGGCCGGTCCTCCTTTTCTGCGAGCGCCGGCCCCGTCATGAGGGTGAGGTAGTGCCGGCATTCCGCGATGTCCCTGTCCAGGCAGTCGTGGACGCGGTGCGTGGGCTTCATGCGGTGCTGGTATGGGTCTTGGCCGCAGGCTTTGGCTGCGAGGCGCAGTGCGGTGACGTCCAGCATGCGGTAGTGGAATAGTTCTCCGAATCCCGTCATGCAGAAGCGTTCGACCATGGGCAGGTCGAAACGGCTGATGTTCGTGCCGGCCGGGTGCAGGGTGTACGTGGCGGCCATGCCTTGGATGAACCACAGGGCCTGTTCGGCGATGACCCTGGGTGAGTTGGCCAACGGGTCGCAGGATTCGCATTGGGCGAGAAGCCCGTTGTTCAGGTGCAGTTCCAGGGCGGAGGGCTGCACGGTCAGCAGGGTTTCTCGGCCGATGTGCACCACGGCCTCGAACCGCCCGTATTCGTGCATGGCGTCCAGGCTGGTGCATCTCAACCCGATCTCCAGTATCGAACACATGTTCGCATCCAATCCGGTGGTCTCCGCGTCCATCCACAGCAAAGCGTCTGGTTTTTCGGGGCTCATAGTTCCTCCCCGTGGTCGGCGAGCGCGTCGGCGATGGCTTCGCGGATGATCCGGTGTTCGGCGAGGGTGAAGCCTTGGGGGATGATGATGGTTCTGGTGCCTACGGGTGTGTCGGGTGGGATGAGCATGGTCACGCTGGTGGAGTCGTCGCGTAGCGTGAAGTCCACGTTGTCGATGACACCGGTCATGCAGGCCGTGTTGTAGGTGTTGGGGTTGGTCATTGTTGGTTCCTTTCGTGTTCGATGAGGCGGTCGAGGCAGGCGAGGGCCGAGTCGGGGAAGCCTTGCCGGAGTTTCGCCCATGTGTGCGCTTCGACGTCGGGGATGGTGGGATCGTTGGCGAGGGTGTCGAGGATGGCGTGTTGTTGGCGTGTCCATGCGATCTTCTCGTCGTAGTCGATGACGCGGCAGAGGTACCATCGGGCTTTTTCGAGGTCTTCGACGGGTCGGCCCTTGCTGTGGTAGCGCCAGAGGTATTTGATGGCGTTGCCGAGGCAGAAGCTGGTGTCGGCGGTCAGTTCGATGCACTCCATGCCCGGGTGCGAGCGTGTGTAGTGGTTTGGTGAGTTGACGGGGTCGTTGGCCCATGTGGTGGCGTGCATGCTTACCAGTCCTTTTCGAGTTCCTGGCAGTCGGGGCAGATGGATGACGTGGTGTCGGTGAGCGGTGCGCCGCAGATCGCGCAGATGGTCGGATCGTTGGCCGGTTCGGGTCGGTGGGCTGCTTCCAGGAGGCGGCGGATGAGTTCGATGGTCTGCGGGGCGGGGGTTGTGGTGTGGGTGCTCATTGCTTGTCCTTGAGTTCGATGTGTCCCCAGTCGCATGACGCTCCGCCGGAGGCGTAGAAGCATCGGACGGCCGCGCTGCCGTCGGGCAGTTCGTACCAGCGGACGTATCCGGGGTCGGGGTTGTTCACGGTGCCCTGGCCGCCGCCTTTGGGTGTTTCTCCGCATGCAGCGAGCGCGAGGATGGCGAGGATCGCCGTGAGGGTTGCGGGTATTCGTTTGCCGGTGTTCATGATTGGGTTCCTTGGTGTCCGGCTCGCATGATGTCGAGGTAGGCGGTGTAGTCGTTGATGTCCCTGTGGATGCAGTCTTGGACTCGGTGGGTGCCTGCGTGGTTCTGGTAGGGGTCGCGGCCGATGGCTTGGTCGGTGAGGCGCAGGGTGGTGAGGTCGAGTTTTCTGTGGTGGAGTCCTTCGGCGATGGGGTGGTTGAGGTGGCGGCTGAGGTGGACGTCGAGTTGGCGTAGGTCGAAGTCCACGTTGGTGCCGGCGGGGTGGAGTGTGTATTGGCTGAGTTGGTCGTTGAGGAATTCGTGGATGTTCCATGCGGTGTGCTGGTAGTCGTAGGTGTCCTTGGGTGCTTCGGCGCTGGCGAGCATGAGTCCGTTGGCGAGGTGCATTTCGTAGGCTTTCAGGAGTTCGGGGTAGTTGGCCCAGTTGCGTATGTTGTCGGGGTGGACGATCAGGTGGAGGCTGTCGTGGGGGTGTTTGCCGGTCATGTCGGTGACTTGCATGCCGACTTCCAGGAGTTCGCACTGGTAGGGGTCGACGCCGGTGGTTCCGGTGTCGATCCAGAGGAGCATGTCGGGTTTTCTTGGCGGGCGGGGCTGGTCGAGGGGGATGGTCCGGTGGCCGATGGCGAGGGTTGTCGTGGTGTCGTTCATTCGTTGCCTTTCTTGATGTTGATGTGGGTGGGGAGGTCTTCGGGTGGCGGGCATGAATGCCATTGGCCGTCGGTGTCGAGCAGTATCCAGCCGCGCCGGCAGCTGTACACGGGCACTTGGCTTGGCTCGGGGTCGTAGCTTTTGAGCAGGTAGCCCAATGCTCGGGCTTGTTCGGGGTGTTGGTGGATCCATCCGTGGCATCCGGTGCTGTTGTCCGTGCCGCACACGTCGATGACGTTCGATGGCGCGTGCCGTTCGGGGTCGCCGTATGTCTGGCTGCGGCGTTTCCGGTGGTGGTGGCTGTTGCCGGGCCATTCGCCGCCGCGTAGGTATCGGTCGCAGACAATGCACCGGTTGTTTTCGCGGCCTTCCACGAGGCGCAGGGTCTCGGATGTGGGCTGGTCGCTCATGCCTGGCTCCTTTCGTTGATTTCCTTGACGAGCCTTGCGGCCACGGTCTCCGGCTCTTCGCCGGTTTTGACGTGGGCCCAGAACGTCTGTTCGACGCTGTCCGTCCACGTGCCTGAGGGGACTTGGCTGATGGCGTGCTGGTTGAGCCATTGGCGGGTGATGCCGCCCCATTCGGTGTGTGCCGGTGTGTTCGACAGCCATTTGACGTATTGCCGGTTTTCGAGCCATTTGCGCATCGATGGCGTGAACCGGTCGCCGTCCTGGCGCACGGTTTGGGCGTAGCGGATGACGGCTCCGAGCAGCTGGCTGGCCTCGACGTGCGGCACGGTCGGGTCGCCGCCGGTGATGGCCCGCCAC